GCAAGGCTGGGAACATAAGTGTCCAGAATGCTGAAGGTGGCAGCGGCAGTAAGAGCGATCAACGCGACCTCATCGAAAGAAAGGCTGCGTTTAGGGATGGCGTAGGCGGCGATGGCGACCATGACACCTTCGACCAAATACTTAATGGTTCTCTTCACGAGTTCGCCTAAATCAAAAACACCGGACATTTGGATGATTTATTATAAATACTGATAAGAAATTAATATTCCCGATATAGATAAATATACGTTAATAAACAAATGCGTTAAATTCACTTAAACAACTATGTCATACTATATTATAATTCCTTGTTGTCAGAAAATGTCATCGCATTCACACCCCCCATCTGGCGTAGAATTAAAACATACTAAAAACGGTCAAGTGAATCCGAAATACATCGATCTCCTTGAGGAGGACAAGCCTATCGCTGGACAGAAATTTGCGTGTCTTTCTTTCGTTTCACCAGAACACATTTTGAAGCAAAAGGATCAGTTCTTCTTCGAGAAATTCCTTCATTATTGGGATTATCAGAAGTCGATGGAGAAGTTTATTCAGTTCCTTAATTTTGTCTCGTTTAAGTATCATGTCAGTTTTGACAAGATGTCTGCCGATTTTCAGGAATTCGCTAAAGAAGAGAAGGATGTCCTTCAGAAGACGAATATCTATGATGAATACAAGACATTTTTGGACAAGCATGAGGACGACCTAGAGGCGGAGTTTAACGAAAAGCATAACTTCCAGACGTCGGTGCGTGGCTTGAAGGTGCGCGGTGTATTTGGCTCTCAGAAAGAGGCCGAGTTGCGTTGCCAGATGTTGCGCGAGGTGGATCCGAACCATGATGTGTTCGTTGGGCCTGTAGGTATGTGGGTGCCGTTTCACCCTGACGCATATAAGACTGGACGAGTCGAATATATGGAGGAGACCCTGAACCAGTTGATGGCGGAGAAGAAGAAGAACGAGGAGCAGGCGAAGACCGAGTTTGACAAGCGTGTCAAGGAGACGAAGGCGAAGGCGATTCAAGAGAATATCAAGTTGGCGAAGGAGAGTGGGAACAAACTCACGCAGATGTTGGCGAAGGATGGCGAGACGTTGGTGGATGCGAAGCCGAAGGACAGCGTCAGCAGCGGAGCGAGTGCGGGCGATGCGATCGAGAGTGTCGGTGGCGGTATCTGGAATGACGGCGACGACTCATCGTCTCTCTCGATGACTGTCGAGGAGATGCGCAAGGAGCTGTTCGAGGGCGAGGATGTCGTCATGGATAAGAATAGTGACCACGGGTTGTCGCGGTTATCCTCGTCGGGTGCGCCGGAGGCGAAGGAGATGGATAACGTTGATTAGTATTTGAATTAGTTCACTAAGAACAAAAAATCGATTATTACTGTGTCAGGTTATACTGACTGTGCGACACAGTAATAATAATCTTTGAAGACGGTCTTGTCTTTCACGCTGCGGCTCATTTTCGCGGCGGAGAAGCCTTCAGCGGCGGCTGCTTTGGCGATCGTATCCCATGTTTTCAAGACCTCGTTGGATCCCACTAGCTTCTTTTCTACCTTTTTACCTGTGGTTGAAATTTGGACACTAATCACCGGATTGGCCTGTCCTTGAATAACGGCTTGTGTCATCGTGTAATAACACGCTTTCAGAGCGAGACCGTAATGGCCTTCATTTCCGCAATTTTGACTCCATACAGTCGCTTTCAGAGCATTCGGGCACGCATTTAGGTATGTCTTCAGGTTCTTCATGTCGTTTTCACTTACCGTCTTCCCTATACTAAGTTTCCATTTTTGATATTCCTTCAATAACACAGAATTCAGGATTTTTCCTGTGTCGGAGAATTTACAGCATTCGAATAAAAAGGTCTCGACATTATATTGCTCTGGGTTTTCAGCGGCATTTGAAATCATTTTCTTATATTCCACCGTTTTCAATTTGATACCTTGGTAGCCATGAATATTTTGGATACGCTTGGGTTTGAATTTCACGTCCATATAATGTTTCAACGCGTGGAAGGTTTCTTTCGCTGGTTTCGTATGTGACCAAAGACGGAATCGACCTTCAAGATTCACCGACTCTTCTTCAACATCGGGGCGCACAATACAGCATGTCGCGACGAACTCGTCGAACTTTTTCGTCATTTCATTCTCAGGAAGAAGAATATGCTGGGTGAAGGGTGATTCATTTTCGGCCGCGACGACTTGGAGTGCTTGAGTTTGTTGTGCGGTCTTCTCGTTGAGTTCGTTGTTTGCTAGAGTGAGTTCGTGGATCGTCTTCTTTTTTGATTCAAGGTCGCTGGCGAGTTTCGCATTTTCGGCTTCCAATTCTTCGTTTCGCTGAAGCAGTTTGTTGAAATTTTCCACATTATACATTCTTGAGTGGATGATATCCTCGATATGTTTTGTCAAGCGGGCAATTGTGAAATTGGTGTTATCATATGCGATGATTTCGGTTTTGTTTTTACCTGCGACTTCAACCGTGCGGAGTTGGCGTTTGATTTTGGGGTGTGCTTTAATGTGGTTCTCAATTTCGGTTCTATTTGTGACACGGAATGCGGCCGCAAGAATGAAATTATTGTATATCTTATGATGATGTGCGACGCGGCTAGCGAGGTCGTTGGTTTGTCCGAATTTGATGAGTTTCTCGTTGTCGGCGTTGGTGTTGTCGATGGTGCCGAAGTAAATGGTTTGAGTATTCACAGGAAACTGAGTGATGAGCGTTTTCTCGACCGCGCGTTTCTTTTCTTGCGTCAGGGTGATGGTGGCTTGGTTGAGTTGTGCGTTTGTTTGTTCGAGTTGGGCGCGTAACTGATTTGTTTGTTCGTCGACGGTCATGAGAATAATTTCTTCGAGACGCAAATAATAGTCATGGATTTCACCGGCTTTCTTGGTCTGTGCTTTCAGGCAGAGAAGTTTGAAGCATCGGATGGTGAGTTTGATGGTTTGCTTGTTATGGCCGCCATGTTTTTTGGGTTTGTCTTGATTGGTGGAATGTTCTTCGTCACTATCAGAATTCGACGCAGTAATATTTTTATAATCAACATCAAGTTTGAAGTTGGATTCGATAATTCTAATTGCGCAGAATTTTTGACTGAATCCAATCCATCTCCAGACATCGTCTAAATCGACGACAAAATCGGTATTCTTATCATAATTGAGGTAACAATAAAAACTAGCAACAAACAATTGCTGTTCAAATGTGCTGAAGTTTTCTTGAAGTTTTTCGAGGAGAAAATTGTTGTATGTTTGTGACAACTTTGTAATCGGATTTTTCTCGATGAGCTCAACAATGTTGAGGGTTGCCGACGAGGCGGTGCAGGCAGAAGAAGCGGAGGACATCGTTATGAGCGTATGTTATACTATGTATATACGGATGTCTTTAAGTTGTTTTCAGATACACAAGCAAGATTATACAAGCAAGATTGTAATATTAATTATTACATAAAATTGAACTGAACTAAACATGAATAAATGTACGATACATTTTTAGTTCATGCCTGAATTCACGCGCGATTTGGATGAGTCGTTGTCTTGTTTTCAGACATCAAAATACAATCTAATAAGACACTTGGAACGAAACTACCGAGAGAGTATCCATTATATTAAATATCCGCTCAAACCCGTTGGCAACGATAAAAAACAACACGGTGGTAATAACCGGGTCGTGTATATGCTTACAAAAGACGCATTTGAACTCTTCAAGAACTCGTTTAATTTCAGAAACAAATACGTTGTAACCGCGGCAGAAAACACAGAGGTTGTCAGATTCCCGATGTGCATCGAGGGGCAGACTATAGGGTTTATTGAAAACACGTTTCAAGGTTTACATGCGATGACTCGGCAGTTTAAAATTGGGCCGTATTTCGTCGACTTGTGCTTTACAGACGATTTGATTGTCGTGGAATGCGATGAATATGGTCATCGTGACAGGTTAATGGCGCACGAAGTAGCAAGAGAAGAATTCATCAAGAATCAAGGTTACGCAATTATTCGATATAATCCGAACGAAGCAGGCTTTGACTTGTCGAACGTGTTGAATATGATAAATAAGCGGTTGATGTTGCTTTCATAAATGAAAAGCAGTTTTATAAAAGCGACGGATGGAATAATGTCGCTTTTATAAATAAAAAGCAAGAAATACAGTTGAAATGCTAATTTCTCCATCTTACTACACCCAAATGTGAAGCAGCTTTCCATCACCACTTACTCTTCTTCACATTTATCTTCGGTGCCTTACTGTTTTTAGCAGCACTAGGGTCATACGACTGCTCGCCTTCGTCGTCAGAACCGAGATTCTTCGATATTTCCCAGAACTCTTTACTGCCGAGCTTGAATGGCCCGTGCTGTTGTGCCTTATACCAGAAGATTTGGTCTTGTAATTTGTTCGATTTCGCGTTATTATTGATGACCAAACACTCATAATTCTCGGTGCACTGATCCATGACCTGACAAAAGCTCTCAAAAGTGGGGAACATACCCGCATAATTGTCGTAGATTCGCTTACGATTCGCAATATATGGCTCGCGGAGGATAAAAACGTAGTCGATATTCGTGCGGAGATTTGGAGGGATACCAAGGGGATATTGCATTGTGATGACTAACATGATCTTCCAATGACGGCCGTTCATGAAGAGGAGGCGCATCATCACGTCCTTCGTCCATTTGTTATCATACAAGCAATCATCCAAAACAACGAATGTCCTTGGGTCGATGGATGACTTTTTATACGTATCCATTTCCTTTTTCACTTGTTTTAGGACTGCTTTTTGGCGCTTGAGAATATTCTCAATAATGGCGGTATTATACGCATCATGGATGAATAGTTTTGGCACATGGGCGGCGAAAAAACCGTTGCCTGCCTCAGTGCCGGAGATGACGGTTCCAATCGGAATATCTTGGTGGTGAAACATCAAGTCCTGAACGAGGAAACTTTTACCGGTATCACGACGTCCGATGAGAACGATAACGGGACCCTTATTTTCATCGGGGCGAAAGCTGATGGCCTTCATATCGAATTTCGCGAGCTCTAAATTCATATGCTATACCTATTGTTGATACAAACAACGGATATTTTTTTACGACATTTTATACGAAGTATGAATCGACGCCGCCCGTTTAAAACCGATATAAAACTTCTATCGATCAATCATATTATTGTATTTTAGGAGAAATGACTACGACAACCACTACACCGAAATTTCAAATACATTACCGAAAACATAAATATACACCGGATCGGATTGAATCCGCGCTATTGTATGATATTCAAAATTATATTCCTATTTATACCCGATTTTTTGATATCAACGAGACAAACTACAACGGTATTCAGTTGAACCAAAAGTATTATTTACAGAATATTATCGAACATCCTACACACATTATGGGAGAAACAACCCGTAATGACAATCTGTCTACTACATCTCTAAACCATTTAGAGACGGTGATTGGAGATGACGCTGGAAATACGACGAATGTTCCTATGTTTGTGAAATATTCGCCTCTATTGGACCCCATTCGTTATTTATCTGGGAAATATGAACCGTTGACGGCATCGGCATCGGAGGTGGCACCTACCATCACCAAAATGTCACTTCCTAAATACAATTCAACTCCAGAAAACTGTGAAGAAAAAATGCTTAATACCAATAATTCGTCTTACGTTGATGGATTTTTCTCATATTTGACGAGTCGCACTCTTCATACACATGGTATTGTTCATGGTCTAGACTATTATGGCAGCTATCTTTGTAAACAACGCGAGTTTTCAACGAATGTATTTGATGATATTGATTATTTGGCTGACTGTTCCTTTTTTAATACATATGAAAACCAGCGATTTACGATCGATTACTCACAATTTGGAGATGACGAATCAAGTATGCGTGATCATAAATGGTTGAAACTCCGTAATAAGTTGAATCCTGTATTGAATAAACCTATTTCTATTCTAGAAGACGATGTATTTGATTTTGAACCAACGGTTATACATTCGTCGTCGTCGTCGTCGTTGGAAGCAGCATCTCTCGATGTCGTAGAAATAAATGTCGATAGTTTTGAATCAAGAAGTGAAGAACAAAATCAAGACGTGTTGGACACAAAGATAAAGAACACAAACGGAAATAATATCAGCGAAAGTAAACGAAACAACGACGACAGCGACAGCGAGAGCGAGAGCGATACATCTCAGTCAAATTCATCTTATACTACGATCGACGATGACGACGACGATGACGACGACCATGACGATGACGACGACGACGACCATGACGAAGATATAAAAAACACCAACGATCGTGATGATGATGATGATGATGATGAATCGAACGAAAGCGACGATATGACATCCTATACAGATTACAGCGATGATGAACAGATCATCGTAAAAATCAAAGACTTCCCGATCCAGGCAATTTTACTTGAAAAATGCGTGAGCACACTCGACCATATTATGATGCGAGACGAGCTAACAAAAGAAGAATGGACGTCGCTACTGTTTCAAGTCATTATGACGCTGGTCATTTATCAGAAGATGTTCGCATTCACACACAACGATCTTCACACAAATAACATCATGTTCATCGAAACCACAGAAGAGTTCATTTATTATCTATATAACGACCAGATTTACAAGGTTCCTACTTATGGTCGCATTTTCAAGATCATCGATTTCGGTCGCGCCATCTATAAATTCCGCGGAGAGCTTATATGTAGCGACAGTTATCATCCCAAAGGCGACGCAGCCACCCAATACAATTTCCCGCCCTATTATAAT